GGATACGTCGAATACGACGAAGACTGAACACCCCTACAGGTGCGCCCTTTGTGGGCGCACCTTTGTTGTGCCCTCACTAGCCAGGAGCTGTGAGGAGAAACACCCACTAGAAGGAGAATAGTTATGCCCGGTGGTTCCGTCACCGTATCGAACGGTGCCAGCGACACACTTGTCGTTGAGTTCACAGGTGGCTCATGGTTCAGTGACGCCGACCTGTCCTCTGCTGTGTCTTTCCCTGACACGATCACAACCTCGAAGACCTATTTCATTGGCAAGGACACCCCTGCTGTTGTGATCTCGGTGAAGCGTAATGGTGTTGAGATTGCGAACACCCCCGATGGTACGCGCACCGTGAACATCAATGACGGTAAGACGTTGACGTTCTCTGTTGATCCTGATCCTGGTGACCGTCTTGGTGCTGCTGAGATTGCTGCCCGGTATGTGGGTAAGGCTGCTGCGCTGAAGGCTGTGGTGGCTACGGGTACTGCGTCGGTTAACTTCGATGAGATTGCCGCTGGCGAGACGGGCTCGAAGACGTTCACCCTGACGGGTGCTGCTGCTGGTGACATTGTCGTGATCAACGTGCCGACCCTGACGACGGGTTTGGCTTTCGCTGGTGCCGCTGTGACGGCTGCAAACACGGTGACCGTTTATGCCGTGAACTCGTCCGCTGCCGCGATTGACCAGGGTGCCGCGACCTTCTCTTACCTGTGGTTCGACCTCACCTGATCGGTTCCTCCTTCTAGTTGATGGGGGCGGGGCTTCGGCCCCGCCCTCTGAGGGGTTGCTTTGACTGTCCTGACAGACATCACCGACACACCGCTACTCGATATTGGTGTTGCCTATTCTGCGAGCCTGTCCCAGTTCAGCCTGGGTGCTTTCGCGTATGAGTGGGCGATTGCTGGTCAGCCGTTCCTGGGTGTGGCGAGTGACGAGTTCCCTATGTCGCGAGGGTTCACTGCCTCCAATAAGGAGCAGTTCGATAATCAGCGTGACCCTGGTGAGCAGTCCCTGACGGGCTGGTGGCTTCGCAGTCAGCGTGACTTCTCAGGCGGTACAGGTATCACCTTCTTGGAGCCTGCTGACGATGAGCGGGTGATGCGCCGGTTCACCTCATCTGTGGGTATTGACTGTTGGACACCGGGTGAGTTCAAGCTCCTGAGGAGTATGAGCCTTCAGGATGCGTCCACGGGTACGGCCCGGTGTGTATCTGTGGTCAGTGGTGGCACGAACTATGTGTACCTGTCTACGAATGCGAAGGTGTACAGGTCTACGGGGTCTGGGTCTTCGACGGAGATTACGGGCTGGACTGCGAACCCGTCGTGGCTGGTGTCCACGGGTGACGGTGTGTTCGGGTTCCATACCACGGGTATCGATTTCTCTGCCGCTTCTGGCACTACTGCTTCTGCCCTGTGGACAGGTGCTGGCAGTGCTGGCAAGGGCTGGTGGGTGAAGCAGCGTCTGATCGCCGCCTATGGGGCGGCTCTGCACGAGTTGGGTGGATTCACAGGTGGGGCACTTCCTTCAGCCATTTATACGCATCCTCAGTCGGGTTGGACATGGACTGCTGCGGTTGATAGCCCAGGGGCGATCCTGGCTGCTGGCTATTCAGGAAACTCTTCAGCGATCTACAAGTTCACTGTCGATGAGACGGATGGTTCCCTTCCGACTTTGACTGCTGCCGTGACGGTGGCTGAGCTGCCTGTCGGTGAGTACGTCACGGGCATGTTCTCCTACCTGGGTTCCCTGCTTGTGATCGGGACGAATAAGGGGATCCGTATCGGTCAGGTGTCTGACCAGGGTCAGGTCACCTACGGGGCACTCACCTACCAGTCCTCTGCACCTGTGGAGTTCTTCACTGGCTTCGACAGGTTTGTGTTCGCTGGTGTGAAGGACTCGATTGACGGTAAGAGTGGAGTGGTTCGGCTTGATCTATCTGATCTTGATGCGTCGGGCAGGGCTGCCTACGCCACTGACGTATCGACCGGAGTTACGGGATCCGTCGATGGGGTGTGCCTGCTGGGTTCCAGTGACCGTGTCTGCGTTGGAGTCAACGGGTCAGGAACATACATAACCTCAGCCTCCACCCTTGTCTCCTCGGGAACCCTGTTCACGGGCCAGGTCAGGTACAACACTCTTGAGTCGAAGTCGTTCCGGTTCCTGAACGTGAGGCGTTTCGGTGAGCTGAAGGGCAGCGTGGCTGTGTCCACGGTGCAGCAGGGTGGGACTGAGGCTTCGATCTACACGTTCCCTGAGGGGTCAGCGAACGTTGAGGTGCAGGTTGTTCCGTCCGTTCCTGTTGAGTCTCTTGGTTTGAAGTTTGTGCTGACCCGATCTGCGGGAGATTCCACTAAGGGCCCGGTGATTAGGGGCTGGCAGTTCAAGGCCTTGCCTGCTGTGCCTCGTAAGCAGGTGTGGCGATTGCCATTAATGGTATTCGACTCTGAGACTGATCGTTTCGGTCAGAAGATCGGGCATCCCGGTTATGCAATGACTCGCTGGCAGAACCTGCGTAACGCCCTCATCGCTGGCACACCTGTAGTTCTTCAGGACTTCCTCGCGAAGGAGACGTACACGGTCCTCATCGAGGACATCCAGATGGTGCAGACCTCTCCCCCGCGTCAACAGTCCGGTCTTGGCGGTGTCCTCGTGGTCACCTGTCGGGAGTTGTAATGAGTTACGACACCCCTGACTGGATTCAGATCGTTCAGGACGCAGCGATTGTGCTGGCGTTCCTGACTGCCGTTGTTGGTGCGCTGATTGCTTTAGGCAAGTTCCTGATCGTGAAGCCTCTCGAAAGGTATATCGACGTTCGCATGCCTAAGAACGGTGGCAAGTCTTTGGGTGACTTGCATACGAAGGTGGATGACATGGCTACGCGGATCTCTCGCATTGAGCGGGAGATCGTGAGGATTGATGAGGAGTTGGAACACATTGCTGAGTGATAAGGGTTTCTGGATCGCTGCCGGGGAGCGTGCCGTTAAGACGTTCGCTCAAGCTCTCGTGGCTCTGTTCGTTGCCGGTGTGACTGTCCTGACCATCGACTGGGTGCAGGGTCTGGCTGTCGCAGCCACCGCTGCTGTCGTGTCTGTCCTGACCTCTATTGCTTCCTACTCTGTGGGTCCGTTCCTTGGCCCGTCCCTGGTGGATGAGGCCGTGGTTCTGCCCGATGAGGATGATGATCTGTGAGTACGGGTGTGTGGCTGAAGGATCTGGTGAAGGTTCTTCGTAAGGCTGGTGTGCCTGTTGAGGGCATGACGTACAAGTACGGCAGGTATGCGGGTAAGTCGTGGAAGGACGTTGGGTTCAACAACATTGGCTACCGTGAGCTGCGTGGAATCATGTGGCATCACGATGCTTCGCCTGCTGGTGACTCCCCTGGTGCGTTGAGTTGGTGCATGTATTCGGAGCTGGCTCCGTGTGCCGCTATCTGGATTGACCGTTCCGGTAAGTGGTTCGTGTATGCGGCGGGTCAGACGAATCATGCTGGTGTGGGCTCTAGTGCCCTTGCCCCTAACTCCACGGGCAATCAGGTGTATCTGGGCATCGAGACGGATATGGGTGCGCCTGGTGAGGAGTGGCCTAAGCCTTTGCTGGATTCCCTGCGGAAGGGCACTGCTGCCCTGATGAAGCACTATGGGCTGGATCCGAAGCAGGCTCTTGAGTTTCACAAGACGTACAGTCCCGGCAGAAAAAATGATCCGGCCCATCTGGATTTGGGTAAGGAGCGCCGTAGGGTTGCTCGGCTGATGAAGTCAGAAACGTCTGCGTGGCGGGGTCTGCTTGATAGGTGGTTTGGCATCTAGGATAGTTACATGGCAGTCGCATATCGTCATCCTGACTACCCAGCAGATGACTGTGTCTACTGTGGCGAGACTGCGGACACGCAGGATCACCTGTTACCCAGGGGCTACACCGGGGAAGCGGAGCGCAAGATTGTTCCGGTCGTTCCAGCTTGCCGCGAGTGCAACAGCACCCTGAACGATATCTACATGCCGGATGTCATTGAGCGTAGAAACTACTTGCATAACAAGTATCGCTCAAAGTACCGGAAGTTCTTGACGAAGGTTATCTGGGGTCCGTCCGATCTGGAGCAGTTTGGCCCCCAGATCAGGACCGCCATTGATCGAGGGATGAACCAGCATTACCGGATACTGTCCCGATTAGCGTGGCCTGAGGACCCCACCTACGACTACAAGGCCTGGTCAGCCTGCTGGGATGAAGAAATCTCAGAGGCAATCTAAGGCCACGAGAACCCCCTACCCCTGTCGCGCACGGGGTAGGGGGTCTTTCTCGCGTCTACGGCCCTTACAGGGCCATCTAGGGGCATCACAGCCCCCATGTAAGGACTACAGGTTCTCCGGTCCAATGGTTGTCTTCTTGATACGGGTCTGAGGACGGACATTATTGATCTTGGCACGGCGTCCCAAATCAGCCATGTCCTTCATCCGATTCCCGTAACACCGATCACACAGATCGAGCTCCCACGGGCGAGCCTGCCCATACCTCCACACGACCGTCATCGTGTGAACGTCATCAGGGGACCTACACAGGTCGCAGATCATTCTCTGCTCAGTAGCCAACTTCAGCCTCCTATCCATTGGCTAGACCGCTTTCAGTTCAGACAGGGTACCGGGCTTACGGGCCTCAGGGAACATCGGCTTACCCGCCAGCATCTCGTTACGTTGCAGACGCTCAACCCCAAGAGACAGGTAACGTTCGCTGATTACCGAATTAGAATGCCCCAGCATGGACTGCACCCGCTTGAGGGCACCGTCGTAGCCTTCATGCCGGAGCCTGTCGAACAGGGCACGGGCACCTGACCGTCTGAGAACGTGACCACCGACACCCTTTTCCTCCATGCCGATAGCCCTCAGGGGCCGCTGAGAGGCCCGGTAAGGGTGACTCATGGGCTTCATGGGGCGCAGGCGTGCAGGCTCCCCTGTCGGGGCGAGACGACCCAGCGTGTAGTTCCAGCCCATCGGCAACGGACCCTTACTCGGGACAAGGAACCAGTCAGGCTCCAGCCTGCCCTGCTGTGCCCGGTACTGGTTCAGCCACAGCACCATCTCCTCAGCCAGCTCCGACACCAGAGGCAGCTCGTCAGCCTCCTTCGTCTTGTGCCGATAGATGGTCACCACGTTCCGGTCGAAGTCGATGTCCCTGATTCGCAGGGACTGGATCTCTCCGGCACGGCAGAACGTGTACAGGCCGATGGCACACACGGCCCTGTCCCGTGGGTCTGTGGCTGCTTCGAGCAGGCGCGGGAAATCCTCAATGCCGATGCGGGGCATCTCAATGTTGGGGACCTTGAGCATGCGCCAGGTTTCTGTCGGGTCGTAATCCTTAGGCATCCAGTTATGCCTACGGCAGTAGGCGAAGAACTGGCGGTACTGCCCCAGGTACAGGTTTCTTGTCTTCGGTGCCCACTCGTGGTGGGTGAACAGCTTGTCGATGTGTTCGGGCTTGATGTTGCTGACGTAGATGTTCCCGATGAAGGTCAGTGCCTGACGCAGTGGAACACGGTGTGCCTTGATGGTGCCTGGTTCTAGGCCTCGCGCCTGTAGGTGCGCGAGCCATTCATCCATTGCTTCACTGAATGTCTTGTGTCCCATTTTTGCCATCCTCCTGTGGTGGTTAGTATCTGATGCTTACACACTATCGTAACGTGGTCTTACTTACCAGATACTTACATTACCAGAAATGGGTTCAAGTCCCCCCTCGGACACTTGATATCCACCTTTCAATCTGACGTGGGAAAACGCTCCGAAAATCCTCGTACAGATGTTCGTTTTTCGAGAAGCGAAGTTACCCACGGGTAACTTTCAGTATCTGGGCGTGTCTGATTTGTGTATTTAGTTATTGTCTGCCTACACTCAGTAAGTATTTACTTACCTGTTGGAGGCAGCTAATGGCACCTGTTAAGTACACACCGGACAAACCCGAGTTTGAGCGGTGGCTTGCCGAAGGCCTGACCCACCAGCAGATGGCTGATCGGGTCTTCGAGCAGACAGGGCACAGGATAACCCGTGCCGCTATCACGGTGGCTTTGAGTGGTTATGGACTCACAACCCCCAAACCACGCTACAAGGAGACAGTCCCCTGGCGGGTGAGGATGGATCACTCGAAGTCCTACCCCGTTCGCATGCTGCGGTATCTAGGCCGCAGGCAGCAGGGTCTTCCCCTCACGGAGAAGGAATCCACTCTCCTCGATGCCTGGTTGAAGTCAATGGCAGAGGATCAGATTGTGGTCGCCTACGACCCTGAAGATGACATTGGTTTCCACTATGTGGATGCCAACTTCAAGGACAACGATGGCGAAGCACCTATCAGAATTAAGACAATCCATCTATCTAAGGCCTAACTGTCAGATCATTTTTCTAACAGTTATTAGACCCCAGCCCCTTACAGGGCTGGGGTCTTTTAGTGTTTCTACAGACTGTCAGAGGTAGGTACTAGGTTCTGTATAGGTAACAAGTGTAAGCACATGCGCCGATGTATGACCAGTCAGACATTTCATCGGCGTGTCGCGCTCACTACCGTCTAGGTAAGTCGTACCATTTACGCCAACAAGAGATGGAGGTTAGCTATCGTGATCAACTTTTCGGGGGGGGGGGGGGAATCGAGATGGTTAGCATTGCCACTGCCGGTGACCTGATCGTCGTGTCCTGTGCCCCTGGCTGGACGGAAGAAGATTGGGATGCGGCTATCGCCGCTGCACAGATCAGCACCAACGCCTACCTCGATGCTGAAGAGATCGAGGCAGACGGCACCGAGATCCTCTACTTCACCACTGCCCGAGCTGAAGTGAGCGTGGCATGAGCGAAGAGCAGAAGATCCCGCACATCAGCTACAGCCAGTTCTCCACCTATGTCGAATGCGGGGAGAAGTACCGCCTCACCCGCATCGTGGGGATCCAAGAGGATCCCGCCTACTGGTTTGCCGGAGGCACCGCTGTCCATACAGCCACTGAAGCCGTTGACCACGCACTGTTCGAGGAGTATCAGGCATGAATCCACTCTTTGAGATCGGCCTTGATGCGTTCCGCAAGTCACTTGAAGCTGAGGTTGCCGCGTTCCCTGAGGGACGTACCCCGCGTGCGGGTGGTAGGCCGACGAAGGCGATGCCGAACGGTGAGGATTACACATGGTGGGCGCAGAACGGCCCTGCGTATGTGCAGTCGTGGATCACTTGGCGTCAGAACAATCCGAGCCTGCACATCCTGAAGATGGACGATGACACGCCTGCCATTGAGCTTGATGTGCGTGTCGATATTGAGGCTGACGGTGAACTCATCCAGTTGAAAGGGTTCATTGACCGTGTGTTCGTGGACTCCAACACAGGTGAAGTTCTCATCGTTGACCTCAAGACAGGCAAGACCACGCCAGGACCCATGCAGCTTGCCTTCTACCGCCGTGCATTGAAGGCCGCGTACGGCATTGACGCACCTTATGGTGCGTACTGGATGGCCCGTGAAGGATCCCTGTCCTCCATCCACGACCTCACTACGTTCACTGACGAGATGGTGGACTACTGGGTGGCGAAGACCTACGCCGGAGTTCAAGCCGGAATCTTCCTGCCCCATGTCACCCGCATGTGCAGTGGCTGCGGTGTTCGCACCCACTGCTACGTCCACAACCCGAAGGCTCTTTTTCCACCCCTTTTCACTCACATGACAGGCACCATAGAGGAGGCAGTTAATGTCTAGCACCGAAGCACCGTTCAGCGCGAACATGCGCGTCCGTATCGCAGACCATGACGTTCAGCTCACCGTGCGCGGTGAGACAGCGTCGGACTTCAACATCCGTTGGGCTGACCTGGCTGAGAACATCCAGCTCTTCACCGACTCCGTTGCGATGACGGTCGCTGCCGTGAACGCCACTCCCCTGACCCAGCAGCAGGCAGCAACGCCTCCTGCTCCTGCTGCTGTTCCTGACGGCGGCTGGAACGTCGCTCCGCAGCCTGCTCCCCCTGCTGCTGCGGCTCCCCCTGCGGCGTTCCAGTCCGCTGTCGCACCCGCGTGCGCTCACGGTGCCCGTAACCCTGTCTCGAAGGTGGGGGCGAAGGGTCCGTGGAAGGCGTGGATGTGTAACGCACCTCAGGGTGGTGCGAAGTGCGACCCCGTGTGGGTTCAGCGCAACACCCCTGAGTGGAACAGCTTCCCTGCCTAGGCGATGAGGCGTCTTGACCGTGCAGTCGTGCAACAGGACCGGGGCGGGGCAATCATTCCTGTCCCTCTCCGGTCCTTTGCCGACTATCAAATCTCGATACGCAGAGGCGAGGTGACCATGCTCGCGGGGCCACCCGGTGCAGGCAAGTCCACACTCGCCCTGTCTATCGCTGTCCTGTCAGGTGTGCCCACCCTGTACGCCTCGATGGACACCCATGAGGCGACGATGGCTTTGCGTACTACAGCGATGCTGACTGGCCTGTCGCAGCATGAGGTAGAGACACGCATTCAGGCTGACCCCACTTGGGCTTCCGATGTGCTGTCCAGGCAGGCATCACACATCTCATGGATGTTCGATGCCTCCCCTTCCCTGTCTGATCTGGCTGACGAGGTTGCCCTGTATCGGGAAGTGAACGGGGACAACATGCGTCTACTTGTGGTGGACAACGCTATCGACGTTCTGCATGAGCATGGGGATGAGTTTGGTTCCCTGAGGTCGCTGATGCGGGAGCTGAAGTGGTGGGCTAGGGATACGGGTGCTGCTGTGTTGGTGCTGCATCACACTTCTGAGCAGTATCAGGGCAACCCGTGCCCTCCCCGTGCTGCGCTGCACGGGAAAATCGCACAGATCCCGTCCCTCATCTGCACTCTCGCATCACCTAATGACGGCCTGATGTCGGTAGCTCCTGTGAAGAACAGGTATGGGCCTGCGGATCCGTCAGGGTCCACTGCCCTGTGGTTGGACTATGACCCTGCCCGTATGCAGATCAAGGACATCAACCTGTGAGCGACTGCAAGCACGCAGGTTGCGTGCGTCTTGTCACCTTTGAGGGTGAGGAGAACACGGTGTGTTGTGACTGTGGGGTGGAGATTCATGGATGCCTCTAGCCGTGCCAAGGCCAACAAACGCAAGGGCGCAGCGTTCGAGATTGACCTTGAGGGTTTCTTCCGTGAGAAGTTCCTGAACACCACGCGCCTTGTGCGCCGTGGCAAGGACGACGAAGGCGACTTGCTGATCCGTGTCCATGACCTTGCTGTGATCTTGGAAGCGAAGAACGAGAAGGCCATGAACCTTGCTGGCTACATGGCTGAAGCGACCAGTGAAGCCCTCCGTTGGGAGGCGAAGCATGTGCATGAACCGATGCCTGCTGATCTGGTGATCGGTGCCGCTGTGGTGAAGCGGCGAATGAACCCTGTGTCCAAGTCTTACGTCGTGATGGAGGCTGATGACTTTGCCGCACTCCTCCTACACCTACAAAAGAGGTGACCTGTGGGCTGTGTTGCAGCACTACGGATGGAAGGTGCCGAACCCTCGGAGCGGGTGGCAGACGATCTCGTGCGGCCTGCACAGGGATCTCACTCCGTCTTGTCGGGTGAACAACGAGACGGGCGGGGTTGCCTGCATGTCGTGCGGGTTCAAGGGCGACCTAGTTGGGCTGGTCAAGGAGATCGAGGGAGGTGAGTGGAGGGATGCTTTCCGAATCGTTGAGGCTGTCTCTAGCGGAAGCAGTGACTCAGTATCACGGGAGCGTGGACGAGGTAGCGGGGTATCTGGCAGCCAGAGGGATTACCAAGGCAGCGGCAGAGGCTCATCTTCTCGGGTACGTCACTGAATCGAATGTGGCTGTGGGCCATGAGCAGTTCATAGGTCGCATGTCTTTGCCATATGTGACCCCTACCGGGGTAGTTGACGTTCGTTTCAGAGCAGTGACCGATGAGCAGTCCCCCAAATATCTGTCCCGTGCAGGGACCGAACACATCCTGTACAACGTGATGGCTTTCCGTCAGCAGTCCGATGTGATCGCCATCTGTGAGGGTGAGATCGACTGCATCACAGCCAACACCCTCTGCAACATCCCTGCCGTCGCATTGCAGGGCACCTCCGCATGGAAGCCGTTCTATGCACGGGCATTCCTTGACTATGAGCGTGTACTCGTTCTGTGTGACGGGGACCAGCCAGGTAAAGAGCTGGGCAAGAAGATCGCATCTGCTATCGACCAGGCAGTGGTCATTCACATGCCCGATGGTCAAGACGTAAACAGCACCTATCTCGCTGAAGGTGCTGACGGTATTCGTAGGAGGGCTGGTGTCTAGCACTGATGCACGACGAGGATTGGGACAGGCTCATGTTCGCATTACAGGGACTGGGTTTGGTCAGGCTGGTGGTGGACAAGCGCCGAGGTTTCATCGGGGGCTACCTGCCGCCGACCAAGGACTAGAGCCGTCGTTCCTGATCGCTGTCGCTGATGTGTTCGATGAGGCTGAGGATCTGCTGATTGGCAGGCACCGGGACTACGGTCCCGGCAACATCGCTAACGGCTACCCCGATCCGCTCA